ATGAGTGAAAATACTCTTGACGTTCGCCAAGTTACTGATTCAGCAAAAGCAGAAGTTCAAAAGTCTTTTACTGAAATCATGGCTTTAGGCAAGCACCACAACCAGCGTGATCTGGCTGAAAAAGCAATCGAGCGCGGCGTCAATGCCGAGCAGTTCCGTGGTGAGCTTTTGGAAGCTATTTCCAACGCCCGACCTCTGGAAACTCCCGCCGCTGTTGTTGACGTTCCAAAGCGAGAGCAACGCGCCTACAGCATCATTCGAGCGATCAAAGCCGCCTCATCTGGCGATTGGCGTGAAGCTGGTTACGAGCGTGAAATTTCCGATGAGATTGCACATCGTTCAGGCAAAGAAGCGCGGGGCTTTTATCTGCCCGGCAACATTAGCTGGGGCCAGCGTGACCAGACTGCTGGCACTGACTCAGCCGGTGGCTTTTTGGTCGGTACTGACCATTTGGCTGACCAGTTCATCGAGGCACTGCAAGCTCGCTTGACCATCACCTCGCTTGGCGCTCGCGTCATGCAGGGTTTGAAGGGCGATGTTGCTATTCCTAAGCTGTCTGCTTCTGTGACCAATGCCGCGTTCGTTGCTGAAGGTTCAGCACCAAGCGAAGGCGCTGCAACTTTCTCACAGGTTACAATGTCTCCAAAGACTTTGGCCGCTTATGTTGACGTTTCACGTCGATTAATCCAGCAGTCAGATCCTTCAGTTGAGCAGGTTTTGCGTAACGACATCATCAACACTTTCGCTCGAAAGATTGACGAAGTTGCGATCCAAGGCGGTGCGGCTAACGCTCCATCTGGTATCATTGCAAACGCCGGTACAAATGTCGTTTCAATGGGCACCAATGGCGCAGCGTTAACTTACGCCAAAGTCGTTGAGCTGATCAAAGCAGTTGAAGAAGACAACGCCATGATGACTAGCGCCAACTTCCTGACTAACCCTAAAGTGATTGCCGCTTTGCGTACCATCAGCAAGCAGGCTTCCGGTGTTGAAGGCAACTTCATCATGGACCAGATGGGTACTGTACTGGGTTCAAACGTTGCATCAAGCACGTTGGTCCCTAGCAACCTTACCAAAGGCACTGGCACATCATTGAGCGCATTGTTATACGGTGACTTCAGCCAGATCATGCTTGGCTTCTGGTCAGGTGTTGATGTGGTTGTTGATCAGTCAAGCCTGTCAACTTCTGGCGGAACGCGACTCGCATTCTTCCAAGATCTTGATGTGGCTCTGCGATATCCTGAGTCTTTCTCAGTAATCAAAGACATCATCGCAAGCTAAACAGGGCGGGGAGGGCTTCGGCCTTCCCCAATCTTGGAGGTAACATGCAGATAATTATCACTATTCCATGTCATGTTCGCGGTGTACCACGATCTCGCGGTGACGTTTTAACGGTATCAGAAGCAGAAGCGCGGCAATATGTCAGTTCTGGTCATGCTGCCGAGTTTGAAGTTGAAGAAAAAAAGACCTTGAAAAAGGCAGTTGAGAAAGTAACCAAACGATGAGCTTAGAATTTGATTCTGATTTTGATGGATACTTTGACGCGCTATACGGTCACGGCGAAGTATGCACGTTCACGCCTGAAGGCGGCTCGGGGGTATCGATCAAAGTTATTTTGGATCAAGAATATTTTGAAGTACCCGGCGAGAGTGTCGGGGTTAACAGCAGCCAGCCGATAGTTTACGGCAAGGCGAAAGATTTGAAAGCGGCGAAGTATGGCGACCAGTTAAGTTTTGCGGCTATAAAGGACTTGAGTGGCAACACGATCAAAAACGCCACGATCTACAAGGTAACAGGCGTACAACCGGACAACTCTGGGTTGATTGTCTTGACGCTTACAGATACCACCGCAGCCGGGGCGTTGCGCCGGGAAAGCATCAATGTGGCTGGGGGTAACTAATGCACGTCAGACAGCAAATTAGAGAGCATGTCGGCACGATATTAACTGGCCTCACGTCAACAGGCAACAGGGTGTATCAGTCAAGAGTCTGGCCGCTAAATGCCGACACGATGCCGGCGCTTCTAGTGTACACGACAACGGAAACGTCAGAAACTGACACAATGGGGCCGACTCTTACTTTGAACCGAGAGCTGGTCTTGATCGTCGAGGCATACGTTCGTAACATTACAGTTTACGATGATCTGATTGACACGATTTGCAGTGAAATAGAAGTCGCAATGGCGGCTGATAGAACGCTTGGAGGGCTGGCAAAGTTTAGCTTTCTCTCTGGGACAGACATCAGCTACAACGGTGAGGGTGAGCAGCCGGTCAGTATTGTAACGCTAGAGTTTGCGATACAATACAGAACAGCAGTGAACGCTCCAGATATAGGTGTATAATATGGAATTGCAAAGTCCTGATGGAAGCACAAAGATAACCGCTCACCCATCGAAAGTTGAATCATTCTTGGCTCGCGGATGGGAGCCGGTTAATCACAAGGTAAAGCCGAAAGCGAAAGCCAAAGCCGAGCCACAAAAAGAGGTTTTATAAATGGCTACTCATACGGGTTCAGCAGGAACAATCAAAGTTGGCGCGGCGTCAGTTGCAGAGTTGCGTTCGTTCTCAATTGAAGAGACAGCAGACACGGTCGAAGATACCGTCATGACCGATACAGCGCGGAGCTTCAAGGCCACGTTGACATCGTTCAGCGGTTCAGCCGACGTTTACTGGGATGAGACGGACACTTCGGGTCAGGTGGCTTTGTCTGTCGGTTCTGAAGTTACCATTGGATTCTATCCAGAAGGCGACGCATCTGCTTCAACTTACTACACCGGTTCAGCTATTGTGACCGGCGTTAGTCGTTCAAGCTCTTTCGACGGAATGGTCGAGGCATCTATTTCCTTACAAGGTAATGGCGCACTCACCACTAGCGTTGTAGCTTGAGTATTTTAGACAAAGCCAAGACGCATTATCAGAGCGTCTTGGCCGCTGATCCAAAGCCTATTGAAATCGAAGAGTGGGGCGGCAGGTATTTTGTCCGTCCTCAGATATCGGTTAAAAAGAAGATGGAGATTCAGCAGCGTCTAACTTCTGACAAGATGGACGAAGGTCTTGCGCTGACGGTGATCTATTATTTGTGTCAGGAAGACGGTGAATCCTGTTTCACAAAACCGGAACTTACCGAAATTGTGAGGTCCGTCGATCCTGACGTACTGATTAGGGTTGCGGGTGAAATCGCTGACATGCAGCCAAAAGCGGAAGATCTCGAAAAAAACTGATAGACGACGATGCTCTACTCTTCGCGTACCAGCTTGCGGAACACTTACACAAGACGGTGGATGAGATCACAGAGATGAGCATGGTCGAGTTTCAAGGCTGGGTTGCGTACTTCAAGGTGAAAAATGGCTAATCCTGTAAGAATTCCGATCACAGCGACCAACAAGACCGCTCAAGCCTTCGCTCAAGTGAACAAGGGCTTGAAGTCAATGGGCAGCTTCGCGGGGCAAACCGCGATGAAGATCGGAAAGATCGGTATTGCCTTCGCCACGGTCGGCGTGGCAACTGCTACGGTCATGACCAAGTCTTCAATGCAAACCATTGACGCGCTTGCAAAGACTGCTGACCAACTGGGAATCAACACAGAAGCTCTCGGTGGGCTTCAACACGCGGCCAACCTTGCAGGCGTGGAAAACAAAACCTTTGAAAAATCTTTGCAGAATCTGGCAATCGGGGTATCTGACGCCGCAAATAATACAGGCGTTGCGAAAGATGCTTTTCTTGAGTTGGGTATCAGCGCAGCAGCACTTGAAAAACTACCGCTAGATCAGCAAATGCTGGTTGTTGCAGACGCGATGAAAAACGTCAAGTCTCAGACGGACAAGGTAAGGATAGCAGCAGATTTGTTTGGCGCTCGCGGCGTTGCAATGCTTAACATGATTTCAGGCGGTTCTGGTGACCTTAGAGAGATGGCGGCAGAGGCTGAACATCTTGGCATTACCATGTCGCGGGTCGACGCGGCACAGATTGAGGTTGCTAATGATGCCGTCTCAAGGGCCACGGGAGTTTTCACCGGGCTTGGCAACCAACTCGCAGTTTCGTTCAGTCCGATCATTGCCGGGGTTGCAGACTCTTTCAGGCAGTCGGCGTTAGACTCTGCCGAATTCGGAGACGTAGGGCAGAGGGTTGCTGACGCTGTTGTCAGGGGTTTTGCCCAAGCGGCTGATGTCGTTCATAATTTAAAAATCGGATTTTTGGAAGCAAAGCAGACCGTGCTTGGATTCGGTGCGGCGGTGGTTGGCAAGCTGGTTCCTGCCCTTCAGGTGTTCATTGATGTTTACAACTCAATAGCGAGTGTGCTTGGCGGCGATCAGATTGCATCAAATCCGCTTGAAGATTTCCTCACTGGTATTAACTCATCAATTGCCGAGACAAAAAAACAACTTGCCGAACTTGGCTCACAAGAAATGCCAAGCACAGGGATCGAAGAGTTTTACGAAAAGGTTAAGGCGAAAACTAGAGAAACAGCCGAGGTGATTGCCAAGGACGCTCCCGCCAAAGTTATTCTTGAAGATTTGGATACTAATGGCCCGGCCATACTTGAAAGACTAACATTTAACCAAGAGCAGCAAATCGAAGGCCAGAAACGATTGGCCGCGTTTAATCAGAAATCAGGCGTGGCGCAAACAAGCCAAGTTGTAGGTGAGTTAGCCAATCAGTTTTCAGCAATTGCAAGCAATAACAAAAAACTATTTGCGGTCAACAAAGCATTCCAGATTGGTCAGGCGATCATGCAGACCTATTCTGCGGCTACCTTGGCGCTCGCTAGTTACCCACCGCCTCTAAGCTTTGTTATGGCCGCTGGTGCAGTTGCAAACGGACTCGGGCAGGTTGCTCAGATCAAGTCGCAATCGTTCGAGGGTGGTGGCTTCACTGGTCGCGGAGCGAGAGCAGGTGGGCTGGATGGAAAAGGTGGATACATGGCGATGGTTCACCCGAACGAGTCTGTAATCGACCACACGAAAGGCCAGACCGGTGGCGTGACTATTGTTAACAACATTGACGCTTCTGGCGCTGGCCCAGAAGTAGAAGAAAAAATCAAAAAAGCAATGGAGCAAACGAGCGCCGCAACTATCGCTCAGATTCAGTCATTGATGCAGAGGCGTAGATTCGTATGACAACATTTGCATTTCCGTCAATAACTCCGACATCAAGCAGTTTTGAGTTAGTAACAAACACAAAAACATTCCGCTCGCCCATAACCAACGCCGTACAAACTTCAAGTCGGCAAGGTTCTCTTTGGAAAGTTGGGATGTCTTTCAATAATCTAAGCGGCGATGACAGGTCGGAGATGCAGGCTTTTCTTGCCAAGCTGAACGGGCAAGAGCATCGTTTTTTGTTGCATGACCATTCTTATACTCGCAGAGGCGTCGGATTTGGAACTTTGACAATAAACGGCGCCGGCCAGTCTGGGGCCAATCTTGTTTGCTCGACTACTGGCACATCCATTACTGGATACGTGAAGGCTGGCGATTATGTCTCTTTTAACAACGAACTTCACATGGTTACAACTGACGCAAATTCAGACGCTTCTGGGAATATAACGATCCAAATTGCGCCCCCCATACGGAAGTCAACTATCAACAACGGAAGCATTGACTACACTTCGCCAGTTAACGGTGTATTCATGCTGGCATCGAAGTCTGGCTGGAGCAATGAACTTGCAGGACTTTCCTCGTTCAGCCTTGATGCTGTCGAGGATGTTTTGGCATGAGCAGACCATTTTTACCGGATAGCCTCGCGGCGTTTGACCTACCATACGTTACCGTTTTGACTTTTGTGAAGTTGGAGTTTGCCGCCGAGACGGTATACGTTCATAACGGAATCGGATCTTACACATGGGGCGGTGAGGATTGGCTTGGCGTAGGAAGTCTTGGCTCAGTATCTCAGCTAGAAGAAGGCTCAGACGTTAGCCCATATTCAATAACGCTCACGCTGTCGGCGCTTGATGCAACTTTGTCCGGTCAGGCGCTGAACGAAGATTATTTCATGCGGCCCGTCACGGTTTACGTCGGTGTTCTATCGGCAGACGATGAGCTGCTAGATGAGCCGCTTCCGATGTGGGCGGGCTTTATGGATGTTATGAGCATCACGGCTGGTCAGGAAGGCGGCTCTGGTGATCAGATTGTTGTTACCTGCGAATCAGAATTGGCGGCGTTTGATAGGTCTGCCAATTTAAGGTATACGAACCAGACACAACAACGTCTTTATCCTTCAGATACTTTCTTCGAGTTCATGCCAAAAATTGAAGG